TAATGAAGCTAGTGGTGGCGTTAGTATTCTTATTCAATGGTCAGATAGATCACGACAAAACGATTTATTTTCAAGAGCTAAATGCTTGCATGTACTACGCCCAGAACTACAGCAGAGAAAGAAGTTACTTTGAGCCTACTGAATGTGTATGCAAATTGGCTTGGGTCGATAGAAAGGCAAAGGTACTAAAGTGAAGACTCTTGTTTTTGTTTTAATGTTGGAGACACTTGTTGACGGCTATGTCGAAGACGTTCAAGAGTTTGGATTCTTTGAAAACATCGATCATTGCACGTATTTCGGAAGGTCAATTACCAGGCAAGGGACTTCAAAGTATGCGTCTAGATTAGACTACCCAGTGCCATATAGAGCCTATTGCATCCCGAAATATGTAGATTCAGAAACAACAGTAATCTTTAAGAGATAGATATGAGCGAAGACTTTAAAGATTCTAATGTCATAGCAGGGCTTGTCCTGGCTATTATTTTATTGATAGCGACACTAACAATATTAATCATAGAGAGATTTTAAAAAATGCTAGAGCATTTAATTGCGCCCGTCACTAGCCTGCTAAACAAAGTTATACCTGACGCAACCGAGCGAAATCGTATTGCGTTTGAGCTTAGTACGCTTACGGAAAAATATGCCCAGGAGCTTGCTAAAGGGCAGTTAGAGGTCAATAAAGTTGAGGCTGAACACAAGAGTCTTTTTGTTAGCGGTTGGCGTCCAGCGGTTGGCTGGTGTTGCTGCATTGCTCTCATGTATTCGACAATTGTAGCGCCCATTTTGGGAATTTGGTTTACCGTACCGCCAGTGGATAGCTCGCTGCTAACAACGGTGCTTTTAGGGATGCTTGGGCTGGGTGGGCTTCGCACCATAGAAAAGACCAAAATTGTCGCGAGAAACAAATAATGAAGCACTTTTCTGACATAGAAAAGGTAGCTGTTATGGCTTTTTTTGCCGCTTTTTCAGTGGCTATTTGTGCCTATTATTTTTAGATAAACCCACGTAGTTTTAAACCTATACAAATACGAATACCGGTCAAACACCGGTCAAAACAAGCATTTTTGACGTTAGGTTGATTTAAGTCATTGATTTTAAAAAAGATTAATGGGGTGGACGACGGGGATTGAACCCGTGCCAATGACGGTGAGTGTCGGCCAGTGTAGGCTACAAGCCGCATGAATGCTGGCTTCTTATTTTTGCAAACCGACACTAAGCGACATTAACCGATATACCACCGGTCAAAACACCGGTCACCGAAGGGGTTTATGCTCTGTTCCTGGTAGCGGTTCAAACTGCGAGAAATCCTTGTCAGAGGAATACTCGTCGATCCATTCGGCATAAGTGTTTAAGAAGACGGCAGTCGAGTGGCCTAATTGCTTTGCAGCCAATGGTGACAATACGCCTTTAGACAGCAATTCAGCAGCTCTTGTGTGCCGACAGACGTAGGGCGTTCTGTAATGGATTTGCTTGCGCTTATGCGCTTTTTGCCAGGCTCGATTAAAACGCCTAGTGTCTTTGTAAAAACTACCGTTTTCGTTGACAAAAAAGTAAGGAGAATCGATGCGTAGCGGCATCATCTTCATGGCCTTTTTAACCCAATTTGGAACATACACTTTTCTGCGGTGGCCTGTCTTGGTAGACTCAACTAACCTTCCTCTCACTATTTGCTGGTGTACATGCCAATGTTCCCCATCAAAATCATTCCGTAACAACCCCTTAATTTCTCCAGGGCGAAAGCCACAACCAAACAGTAACGAAAAATAAACATAAACATCACCACTAAAGCAGGACATTATCTTGTCACGCTCAACTGGCGTGTAGCGGTCAATTGGCTTAGTTTGAGCCTTTTTAGTTTTAATGATCGCCGCTGGGTTTGGGAAGACCTCGGCATAATCAAGAACGCCGCGTAACGGTCCAAGCACGTTGTCACGGGTCTTGCTTGACGCATCGATTCTACTGAGAGCTAACTTGATTTCACGAGTGGTAATGGACGCGCAAGGCTTTTTACCGAATAACGGAATCCAGTATTTATTTAAGATGTTGAGGTAGCCTTGCTTTGTTGAGTGCTTTCCTTGATGCGTCTCAAGATACTCTTGAGCCATGCTATGAAACGATTGCAGGTGGGTAGGGTACTCTTCTTCCTCAAAAGCAAGGCCAAGCCGAAACTTGACCTGTAGCTCATCTCTGTATTTTTTTACGCGCTTAACGTCAGCCGCATTGTTGGGGTTGGCCTCGATAATCTCCTCATGGACTTCTTTTCCGTTCTGCCAGATTCTGATCTGCAAACCGTTTCCGCGAGGTCTGATTCCTGTTGGGAATTTCTTATCCATCGCTCAAACTCCTCTGTGTCAATCATTGTAGTTCTACCAATTACATAATATTGCAAACCTTTTGTCCAATGGCGCTGCATCCACCCTGATACTGTGGATGCTTTTACGCCATGTTCCATTGCAAATTTTGATTTATCAAGCAACATCACGGGTCTCCAAGTAGTAATCAACAACGCTGGCTCGGTCGCCGTAACGATTAGTCACCTGGATGGTGCGCGTCCCAATGGGGTGACCCTCACGCTTTAACTCAAAGATGCGCGCTGCAACTTGGGTAATCCCTAAGTCATTAAACGCGTTTAAGCAGGTTAATCGCTTACCATCGGTTAAATGCTTTAACACTCGCTCAGACTGTTTCATAGCTCACCTCGTATAGTAAAAACTACATCTAACAAACAAGCTGCCAAAAAAAGTAATGCAAAGGCAGACCCAACTATTTGATTTAATAACTCCATGACTTTTTCCTCAATTTCAGAAAGGGATATCCTCATCATAATCCTGTAGCGTTTTAGGCTGAGAGACGGGCATTGCTGGCGCTTGAGCAGCGTCTTTAACAATTGTTACACCCTCACTCCAGAACGCTTTTACGTTGCCAACAAACGGCATCTTGGTTCCGGCTTGTCGCTCATCAGAGGTCGTTGACTGCTGAATGCCACCATGCTGACCGTATTTGTCAGGCTCTGAGGGTGAAATAAAGCAGGTAAGATCGACATATTTACCACCATTTTTGCCTGAGACAATTCTTGATTTATCCAATTTCGTTACGTCGATTGAAAAGTTAACAGCTATCTTTGTCATCATTTTTATCCTTACCAGTTAATGTATGTGTTGTAGGTGTTTGAGTATTTTTTTACATCGGGAATAACATTGGTCTCGCGATACTGATTCATCGTCTGACGTTTTATCCAGCGGTCAAAACCATAAAGGATCATCGCGAAGTCGTAGGATCGATGCATCACTATTCATGCTGCTTCTCCTTGTAAACCAGCTTGTCTGAACTCACTGGATTTGATGGTTTTAAGTTCCTCGGTGGTAAAAATCCCACCTTTGGTTGGTGCTTTCCACAGTGTGAATTGCTGCTCTTCAGTCAACTCGTTCCACTCCTCCGACGCCGTCTCAAGATCACCAACAAACATGGCATTCTTCATGGCAAATATCGTGTCGGCGTGTTCTCGAATTGCCTGGTTGTATTCCAGCAAATCAGACCCAACCATCGGTGTATCGTTTATCGATACAGGCCGAGCCTTCTTAAAGTCATCAGCCTCTTCTTCGGAATAAACATGCCCGTGCAGGCCCACAAGCTTTAAGATTACGCGGTCTTTTGCGCGTTTCTCAGCCATTGCGAAGGGGTAGGAGTTTTTGTTGTTGTAGGGTGCAGCCTCACCGAATGACCACTCTGACTTATCACCTAGGTGACCAGTAACAACGATGGCAACATTTTTGCTGCTTACATCGCTTTCAACAATGGTTGGAGGATCAAAGGTAATCTTCTTGTGTGCAGCAACACGCTCTAATGCCTTGTGCAGCAAAACAAACGTGCCATGACAATCCCAGCCAGCAGTCTCAGGTGTCTCGCCAATCTCCTTTAAAACATCACCAACAAGCTTTGGGACATTGTGCTTTTTCATTCAGCACCCCCGGCAGCTTCAATTTCATATCGCTCAGAGCGACCGGCTATGTACGCCGCAGATGGGTTCGGCGGCTCTGGATGATCGTAAATACAGTCGCTGTGGCCTCGATAAAAATCCAAGGTTTTAAAAAAATCATCGGTCAGTGTTTTAACATTGTCTACCTCGCACTGAATACTCATAATTGCACTCCAAAAATAATGTTGATAACAAAAAGCCCAGCGCCGCCGATGAATACACCCCAAAGCAAAGCAGTAGTATTTTCGTGAGCGCGACTTTTTGGTGGGGTATAAATGATTTCGTCGTGATGTCTATTCATCTTCGTTTTTCTTTTGCCAGATGCCATCGGCATATTCTGTCATTTGAGACGCTACCAATTCGCCAATTAGACTGTAATCTTGGGTCGCTAATCCTAAACGGAGGGTGTCTTCAAAAGACTGAACAGTTTGACGATTACGAATATGCTCGACATCATTTCCTGCCATTGAGTAGGGCAGTTTTATACCGTCGATTCCGTAGCATTCCCAAAAAATTATTTCGCAATCTAAGATCGCAAGAAGCTCTGAATAGGGAGCAATCTTAATATTATCAGAGACACATGAATCATCGGGACAGCCAACGCGATTCGGATCGTCAGGGTAATTGTAATTCAACATAATTGTTGTCCTAGCTGTGGTTAATTTCAGCTAGTGTGACACAGTATGTGTTTATACGCAACACAAAATACCCACAACATTGTGATTGAATAAACCTTGCAATGATGCATAAAGTCAATTTATAGTATAACTCTAGCGTGTAAGGCGACACGCAAAAACGCACAATACGTGGGAATGCAAAATGGAAGGCAGTGATAGTTTAGAGGGATTTTCTCAAGATGCGTTACTTAAAGCCGTTAGCTCATTAAGCAAAGAAAATGCGGTGGCGCTTACTCGTCTTTTAAAGTTGAACGAAGATAGGCCCGAAGAATCGCATTACCAGCCTCAGCTTTCTCCGGTGTCAAGATAGAGATTCTTTGTATTGTTGCATACAGCTCTTTGTGTTCGGCGCTTAACGCATTAAAACTTCCATCTAACGCGCTATCCTCACCAATGCCCATGAGGTAGGCTGGGGTGACGTTTAATGCACGAGCTAAAATCTCAGCAGCGTCTAACGGTATTTTTCTAATACCACTGTCATAATTTCCAATTCGGCTCGCTTTAAGCTTTCCGCCTGTAGCGCGTGAGAGACTCACGAGAGTATGCCCGGCAGCGACACGTACATTATTAAGCCTAGTCATAAGTTTGCAACCTATCCCTTTTCAATGTTGTCTTGCGAGACCAATCTTATACACATAGTGTGGACCTAAAGCACGGATAAAGCAACTTTGCTAGTAAATATCGGTCTTTTATCATTATAAATTTACCTAATTAAATTACACAATATCGTTTGGTCTTTACTCACAATCTGTGTTTAAATACACAAATGATTAAACACACAACACGATTTCAACGATACCTCACTCGCATTGGCGATGATTCTGCTGCGGAGCGATTTTCTCTACAGCCCAGAACGGCAAGGGCTTACCGCTTGGGTGAGAGGGCGCCGAAAATAAAGCAAATCCCTGATTTGGTCAAGCTTTCTTCTGGAGAAATTGCATATTCATGCTTTTTTGAATCTCCTAATGAATAGAGACTTCAAAGGCGTGTGGATACCAAAACACATTTGGTTAGACGAGACATTAACTTGGATGCAAAAACTGCTTTTGGTTGAAATTGACTCGTTAGATAACGCTGATCACTGTTTTGCCAGCAACGCGCATTTCGCAAAGCATTTACAGCTATCTAAAAGCCGCGTCAGCGATTTAGTGGGTCAGCTTGATAAGTTGGGTTACATCAAGTGTTTTTTTGAATACAAGGGGAAAGAGTGCGTTAAACGAACTATCTCACTGACAAGTAAGAGGGTGGTCAGTATTCCGAATACCCCCCTTCGAGATTCCGAAGACTCCCCTTCGGGAAACGGTGAGGATAACAATACAAGTTTAAATATAAATATAAAGCGATTCGCTATTCCAACGCTAGAACAGATTGAAGCTTACAAAGCGGAAAAGAATTTTCAGTGTTGTGCAGAGAAGTTTATTGATTACCAATCTGCCAAGGGGTGGGTTGTCGGGCGATCTCCAATGAAATGCTGGAAGTCTGCATTTCGGACCTGGGAGAAGAATCATCATGAATTTAAAAAGCAAAGGGAGACAAGCAATGTCAAACGTGGCAGCAGTGGTAGCGCAAATCCAAAGTGGCTCGACATCGACGCCGGGTTCTGATGCACCAAGACCGGCAAGGGAGACCCAAGCAACTAATTACTTATTTGGTTTGTTGGCGGTGGTGTTTGGCAGCAAGAAGATGACGGTGACCTTTCCTGATGAGATGTTGGTGGCCGCTAAACGGATGTACGCATCACAAATTGCAAAGTATGACCGGGATGAAATTAACAAGGGCATTGAGTTTATTAAGGATGAGCGCTCCAAGGGAAACCCTGATTTTGAGTGGCCTAACCTGGACCGCATCATTGGATCAATTCGAGATGCTAACCGAGTGCGCGCTCTGCACCGTCCTTTTGAGACCCCAGCGGCGTTAATTGGTCACGACAGGGCGGTGGCAAAAGCAGCAGGCGCTAATGCGCTGGCAGCAATGAAGGCGATGTTTTAGTGGCTAAGTTGATCAGAGAATTTACGTACACCGGTACATCTGAGATTTTCATCACCGGAGAAAGGTACACGATTAAAAAAATCATGCAGGCAACAGGCTTGAGTGACAACGTCATTCGCTGTCGGCTCCAATATGGTAATGAGTTTGACGATGGCATGTTGCTGCCCAGAGATGCAAGACCTAAGACGCTAAACAAAAGAAGTGTCGCGCAGAAAGCGCATCGGGCAACCACTATCAAAAATGCAGTTATCACCGAGACAGAATATGTGTTGCGGTTTAAACCTGCTGCGATGGCAAAGGTAAAAATTTGGTTAAAAGATGCAATCAAAAAGCCAGTCGATTTTTGGTTAGAGATCGACAATCTGCTGCTGAGTCAAATCATCAAGGTAGCGGTAAATTACAAGGCTAAGTCTGATGAGTGACTTTCTGGGTCTTTTAAAGTTTCCGCAAACCATTAAAAACGATTGGCAGCGGCAGTATTTTTTAAAGGCGTTTAACGCGTTAGAGGTGTCACTGGAAAACCCGTTTACGATTATCTTAAAAATGGGCGAGGCCAAGCGCTCAGAGGCGATGAATCGATTAAGCCACATGTGGTATTCAGAGGTGGCGACCAAAAAAAAAGAATACAACGCAGACCAAATTAAGTGCCTGGCTAAAAAGCACATTGGGCTACCTATTATGTTAGCCGAGGACGCTGAGTTTCACGCCGTTTACACCCAGGCGGTCAAATCATTTCCAACCTATGAGGCAGAGGTCTTTGATCTTCTGTCGTTCTTTCCTGTGACCTCAATTATGACCAACAAACAGATGTCTAGGTTTTTGGATGACTTTTACAAGTTCTATGGCGTCAATTGCAAATTAACTGATCCAACGAACCTGGGGGTCTAGATGGCCAAGAAGACATTAAGAGCGCAGTGCCTGGAGGCAATTCAGAAGTTGGCACGCGTGTCTGCGGCCAATGATAACGGGTATTGCCAGTGCGTTTCTTGCGATCCTAAAAATTTAAGTAGTTGGCACCATTGGAAAGACATGGACGGAGGGCACTGGATACCGAAGGGCGATAGCAGTTTCTTCGCGCTTGACGACATCAATGTAAATGCCCAGTGCAGGCCGTGTAATAGATTTGGGCAAAAATACGGTGTGGCTGACGCTTGGTACACCCTGTGGATGGAAGACCAGTACGGAAAAGCGTACGTCGAGCAAATGCTCCGCGATAAAAAGAAAATAAAAAAGCTTTATGCGGCTGATTATCGAGAAATGCTGGCTGACTTTAAAGAGCAGATTAAATTCCACGAGGACAGACTTAATGGCTACTGATTATTCGTTTTTACAACAGTTTTGCACTACTGACGCGCAAAGAAGCGTGCTGGAGGCCGTTAATCTTTACCACGGCAATCAGTCAGAGGCGGCTAGGAGCTTGGGTCGTTCGCAGTCTGGGGTTTGGCATGTGATTAATAAGCTTGAGCGCGCAGCGGCCAGCAACGCCATTGCACCGCACCGGGACGTTGACCACCCGACGATGGAAGGGTTTCAGGCAAAGTTTGTCACCTCTCGCTACGACGGGGAGGGCAATTTAAAGGGTCAATATGTCCGACAAGAACGGGAAAAAAATGATGATTCCCAGGAGGTGCTGCGAAGCTTTGTTGATGGGTTGCTGGAGGAGCTTCCTGATGTTCATAGGCCAATCAAAGCACCGGAGATCAACGGCAAGGACCGCTTAAATGTCTTCGCCATCGGCGACCATCACCTGGGGATGCATTCCTATAAGCCGCAGACGGGGTTTAATTACGATGTAAACATTGCCGAGAATTTATTAGAGCAAAGTTTCGAAAATTTAATTGCTCGTGCAAGTAAGGCAGAGGCTGCGCTGTTTCTAAACATGGGTGATTTTATGCACACTGATTCAGAATCATCGACCACCGCTGGAACACCGCAGGATACGGACGGACGCTATGAGAGAACGGTCCGTCATGCGCGCATTTTGATGAAACGAATGATTGTTCGGTTGCTCGAAACGTACCCTCACGTTTACGTGTTGAATATTCGGGGTAATCATGATCACCGGGCATCGTACTTTCTCAATGAAATTATGATCGCCTACTTTGAAAATGAGCCACGTATTACCGTGCTATGCAACCAAAAAAAGTTTATCCCTTTTTTGTGGGGCAAGGTGTTTATGTTGACCCATCACGGGGATGGCATTAACGCACAAAAGATGTATGAGGTTGCAACACGCGATTACCGCGAAGAATGGGGTCGCCACTCCTTTGTGTACGCATACACCGCTCATTTTCATCACAAGACCGTTTTAGAGCTACCTGGCATGGTCTGTGAGCAGATGGGAGTGCTTTGTCCTGTTGATAAATGGCATGCGGCTAAGGGCTATGGCGCCAGCAGAACAATGGTCTGTATTACCCACCATAAAGAGTTTGGTGAGGTAGGCCGGGTGACGTTTAAAGCGGAGATGGCCGAATGAGAATGGGCGTGAGCACAAGAACAGGATCGGTCAGTGTGAAGAGTGATTATTCGTTGCGCGACATTGAATCAATGCAGCGGTTTTTAAGTACGTTAGAGAGGAGCATGAAAATGAAAATGACAGCAGACAACCTGCATTTTTGGCTTATTAGTGCCAGTGATCTACACCAGCCAGAATTGTTTAAGGAGCTTGCAGAAACCTTAACCACATCGCCGCACTCATCTCAGGAGGCTGGTATCGACCTGTGGATTAAAAGTGTCAGCGAAGTTATGGATAGCCAGGCGAAAGAAGAGGAACAACGCGCAGCGCTGTTTGACGAGAAGGTCGAAGCCATTACCTCTCGTTTTGATGATGAGTGAGTTATTTGCGCTGCTAACCTCTGGTTCTACGCCGTTGACCCAAGATGTCAGGGGTACGTCTCAAAATAAGATTACCCCGGATGACATTGCTGGGTGCTTAATTCATGCTGACCGCCATTGCTATCTGTATGGGCTGAGAAAATTTTGCCTTGATGAAAGCACCGACACAGAGTTAAACGCTCTGGCAAGGCAGGCAGCACTGTCTCATGGCTTTACCTGTCGAGACAATGAGCCTGCGGACGGGGTGAGTAGATTGGCTGTGTTAGCCTTAAAATTTAGCGTGATGGGTAGCCGCTGCGGATCATGCTCTGGGACCGGTAATATTGCCTTAAAAAACAAAGTGGATACGTGTGATCGATGCGAGGGGTCAGGGAATGCTAACTTATCGGTGCGGCGACTAGCTGATGTCATTGGCACTGGTCGCTGGAGGGCGCAGAAGGTTTGGATGCCGCGCTTTCAATTGCTGCTGTCAGACTACCAGATTATGGACGATGCGCTGAATACGATGATACACAGAGGTTTACGCGATGGGTAAAGGCAGCGCACCTCGACCTATTCCAGACAGGGATAAATACGCCTCTAATTTTGATGCGATATTTGGTAAGAAAAAGGACAAAGAGGTTAGCATTGATGACAAGACCTGTCGGACACCGTGGCGTCAATTTCACGTTGATTTGACCGAAGATAAAAATAAACACAAATTGTCGTAATACTGTTTTACTTACCAGCCAAAGTGTGTTCTAATATTTCTATGGTAGGAGTAATGTTTCTTATTGTTTACTTTTCCTGTTTATGTTTCTTAATGTGTACACAAATGTATATTTCACTGTACATTCTGTATCAAGCTAAAACGCCTAGATTAACGTCTGGGCTTTTTTTTGTCTTTTTTTAATCTGGGACTTTTAAAGTACCCCGGAGAAACCTTATGTCCAGACCTACTGTGATGACTGATGAGATTGTCGCTAAACTTGAGAGTGCATTTCTATTAGGCTGCACTGATAACGAAGCGTGTCTGTATGCGGACATAGACCGATCAACGCTGTATCGCTACCAGGAGAAGTACCCTGAGTTTAGCGACCGAAAAGAGGTGTTAAAGAGCAACCCGTATATGCTCTCCAGAGGCGTTCTAATCGATGCGCTACGTGATGGTGACGTTGCAACAGCGCACAAGATGATTGACCGTAAGGAAGGCAGTAAGGTGGCTTTAGATCACTCCAGTAGTGATGGCAGCATGAAGCCGACAATGATTCAGCTAATGCCTGTTACGCCTGATGACAACAGCGACAGTTAATCTGCCTGAGAAGCTGGTCCCTGTGTTTGCAGGGGAGGCTCGATACCGAGGTGCTTACGGCGGCAGAGGGAGCGCAAAAACAAGAACATTTGCATTGATGACGGCTATTAAGGGTTATCAGTGTGGCATGTCAGGTCAGTCTGGACAGATACTGTGTGCCAGAGAGCACTTGAACAGCCTAGATGAGTCCTCACTAGAGGAGATCAAGTCAGCCATACGTGGTGTTGATTGGCTTGCTGATTACTATGAGGTCGGTGAGAAGTTTATTCGATCCAAAGATGGGCGCATTAGTTATGTCTTTGCCGGGTTAAGACGCAACCTTGATAGCATTAAGTCAAAGGCCAGAATTATTATTGCCTGGGTAGATGAGGCAGAGCCGGTGTCTGAAGAGGCATGGCGTAAGCTAATCCCGACGGTACGAGAGGCAGACTCTGAGATATGGGTCACCTGGAACCCTGAGAGTGCACGATCAGCGACAAATAAACGATTTAGAGATAATCCACCGGAAGGCTCAAAGATTGTTGAGCTTAACTGGCGCGATAATCCGTGGTTTCCTGATGTATTAGAGCTTGAGAGAAAAGCTGACAAGAAGGTCAGGCCAGATGTCTATGACCATATCTGGGAGGGTAGCTTTCTAGCAGCGCATGAGGGTGCGTACTTCTCGCACTTGATCGAGGATGCCAAGCGTGACGGTCGAGTGGGTAATGTCCACGAAGACCCCTTAATGGAGACTAGAGCTTACTTTGACATTGGTGGCACTGGAGCAAAGGCAGATGCAACCAGTATCTGGACCGTTCAGTTTTACAAGTCAGAGATTAGAGTGCTGGGGTACTACGAGGCACAGGGTCAGCCATTGGCAACACACGTTGCCTGGTTACGCGATCAACCACAAGATATTAAGACCGTTGTACTGCCGCATGATGGGCGTACACACGACAAAGTGTATTCGGTCAGTTATGAGTCAGCGTTAAGAGAGGCTGGCTACAACGTGATTGTAGTGCCAAATCAAGGCACTGGAGCAGCAGGGCATCGAGTCGAAGCTGTCAGACGAATATTACCGTCAACGTACTTTAATGAGCCTGCCTGTAAGGATGGCATGGAGGCGTTGTCCTGGTATCACGAGAAGCGTGATGAGAACAGAAGCATCGGGCTAGGCCCAAACCATGATTGGTCAAGTCACGCAGCGGACGCCTTTGGCATGATGGCAGTGGTGTATGAGCCGCC